ATACAGGCGGAGGTGGCGGTGGTGGCGGCAATGGCGCATACTCGGCTGCTGGCGGTTCTGGAGTTGTGATTGTTCGATATTCAAACGCATATCCAGCCGCAGCGTCAACAACAGGGAGCCCATCTCTTACAAATACTGGCGGCTATCTTATTTACAGGTGGACGGGGTCAGGATCAATAACACTCTAGAGACATGGCACATTTTGCACAACTTAATGAACAAGGCATAGTCACACAAGTTATTGTTGTGGCTAATGATGAATTGTTGGTGGATGGCGTAGAGGACGAAGCAAAGGGGGTTGCTTTTTGTCAGTCTTTGTTTGGCGGCGACTGGAAACAAACAAGCTACAGTGGAAGTATTCGGAAAAATTACGCTGGTCTTGGGTATACCTACGACGCTAAGCGTGATGCGTTTATTCCCCCTCAACCGTATCCAAGCTGGGTGTTGGTAGAAGAAACTTGTAATTGGATTGCGCCTGTTTCTTATCCTACTAACGGTGGGATATATCAATGGGATGAAACAACGGCAGCTTGGGTTGAATTTATAAAGGAAAACCAATGAGCACATATTCCTCAAATCTTCGGATTGAACTGCCGACTAGCGGCACCCAGGCGGGTGTTTGGGGAGACACGACCAACAACAATTTGGCGTATATCCTAGATACCGCTGTCAGTGGGTATCAGACGGTCAGCGTGACTTCTGCCAGCCAAGCCCTGACATACACAAACGGCCCAACGTCCACAGCAGCAAGCAACCAAGCTGTGTATGCCATGTTGCGGTTCACCACCACGACTGGTGCTGCCTTCGCTGTCTATGCACCCCCTGCCTCCAAAGCGTACATCGTTTGGAACAACAGTGGTTATTCAATGACCATCTACAACTCGTCTGTGATTGGCAACACCACAGCAGCGGGAACAGGGGTCACGGTCACCGACGGCTCCAAAGTCATGGTCTGGTCTGATGCGACCAACTTCTATGAACTGCAAGCCGCAAACCTGACTGGTACTTTGGCGGTTGTCAATGGTGGTACAGGCGCAACCACTGCGGCAGGAGCAAGAACAAATTTAGGTTTGGTCATTGGTACAAACGTACCTTCTCCTACTGGAACCGGGGCGTCAGGTACTTGGGGTATTAACGTCTCAGGCAGCGCAGCCAGCGCCACAAATGCAACTCTGGCTACTACCGCCACTTTGGCCACTACAGCTACGCTGGCTACGCTTGCAACACTAGCGTCTTCTGCAACAAATGCAACTTTTGCCACCTCCGCAGGGTCTGCCACCAATGCCGGGGCTGCTACTAACGCGGGGTTTGCGACCAGTGCGGGGTCCGCCACCAATGCAACTTTTGCCACTTCCGCAGGGTCTGCCACCAACGCAGGGTTTGCCACTAACTCAACAACCGCTGCCAATGGTGGGGTAACTTCAGTTAATGGTTTGACTGGCGCTGTTAGTATGACGGGCTATGGTGATATTGGCTCATATGTAATTGCTGGATCAACCGATTTTAATACGGTGTCTACCACCTATAGCGCCGGTACGACGGTTGCTGGAAGCACTCTAACCAGATCATCTGGTAACCAAGGTGGTGGTTCTGGGTCTGGTGCAAATAACGTAGCGTTAAATATGTGGTTTGGCGGTGGCTTTAACGGGTATGGAAACGGGACTACGATGGCAAGTAGTTTTGCTGATACAAATCTAGGACTAAGTGGGACTTGGCGATTAATGACTTTTGCGTATTACAGCGCTGGCTACGGTCAGTATTATCCAGTTGGACTTTTTGTAAGGATTGCATGATGTACTACACAGATGTAAAAAACCCTATTTGGGCTAACCCGGACAGAACCGCTGTCGTATGCCAAGTGCTATTTGAGGGGCAGTCCGAGTATTTTCCGTTTGGGGCCGTACCCCATGACGTAGAAGCACATGGCGTACAGATATATTCTGAATGCGTGTCTGGTAAATGGGGACCAATTGAAGACTATGTTGAACCTGTACGACCACCGAATACTGCGGAAGCAAATAAATCAATAGCGTCTCAACTGTTGGCTGACACCGATTGGGTAATGGTTCCAGATGTAGCGGATGCAACGCTCAGTAATCCATATCTGACAAACAAAGCGGATTTTGTTGCATATCGAAACCTGCTTCGCGCTATCGTTATAAGCCCTACGACTGGAGATTTATCTTGGCCAAATAAACCAACGGCAAATTGGAGCACTTAAATTGATCCTATCACGGCATTTGCACTTTGCAAGTCGGCCTATGAGGGCATAAAGGGGTGCGTTGCCGTCTACCAAGACCTGAAGAAAACAGGCAATGATCTGACAAAGATCACAACTGAGGTTGGTGGGGCGCTCTCAAGCTTCTTCAAAGGCCAAGCGGAACTAGAAACCAGCCACGAAAAAGCGGAATTTCAACGGGAAGACAACAGGAAAAAGGGGATCAAAGACGACCTTGCCACACAAGCCATAGACAACGTGATGTATCTGCGGCAGACCAAGCAGTTTTATGCCGATCTTGAGAGAATGGTGCGCTGGGAGATGGGAATGGGCGGCGACAAAAGTTAAAAAATCAGATACTGGACAGGGTGTTGGAAACGGCGGTGGTGGTTTTCGTAATCGGTTACCTGATATGCCTGCTGTGGATAATCAGTCTTCATCATCGGGGTCGATTGGATACCTTTTTGTCTTAGTCCTGTTTGCGCTGGTCTTTGTGTTGGTGCTCCCTTTGGTTGGGATGTTGTATGTGGACACGATGGTAGTGAAGCGAGAGGCCAAGGCCCAAATGGAGAAGGTTGAAAAGCTGCGGAAGCAGGTTGAAGAAGATGCCAAACGAGAAGCCGAACCCAGATGACACCTTGAGCAAGGTGCTGGCCTATGTGGACAGCCCATTCAAGCTAATCGCCATCCTGGTGATGGGGGTGGTAACGTTTACAGGGTATTTTCTTTGGCAGAACCAAGAATTGTTGGTGGGGGCATACCGGGAGAACCAGAAGATGCCCTCCATTGCAGAAGACAGAATTGAGGATGCGGCGTCACACCTGTTCAAGCATACTGGGGCAGTGGTTGTGGCAGTGTTCAAGGCCAACCCCATGTTTGGCACACGGGTGCTACACAGAGCCTACACAAAGGAAGGCCGGGACAAGATCAATGACGGGCTGGACATTGGGCTGTTTACATCCAATGCGGCCAACAACAAGGATGTGGTGGCGCTGATGGCGGGGGAGATACCCTGCGGCAGCTACACCCAGGCGCAGAGTGAGATTGGCCTTTGGTACATTGAGAAGGGCATGGCCTTTGGGTGTAGAGTGGGTGTTCCACCTGACCCCAGCAGGTTCATTGGACAGATTACCGTTGGATGGGCCGAACAGCCTGAAGACATGGAAAAGATTAACAACCTGCTGCTCATAGCGGCAACAATGCTTTCAAGGAGTAAACAGTAATGCTGACCCTATTTTCAACCCTGATCTCTTTCCTGATGGGTGGCTTGCCCAAGTTGCTGGAGTTCTTCCAAGACCGCAGCGACAAGAAGCATGAGATGGCCCTGGCCCAGCTTCAGATTCAGCGGGAGTTAGAAATGCGAAAACTGGGCTTTGAAGCCCAGGAGCGGGTTGAGCATATCAAGTCAGAGCAACTGGAGATGGAAACCAAATCCAATGAGAAGCAAGCCCTGATTGGCGCTCAACAGGCTGAGATGCAGGCCATATACGCCCACGACACGGCCTTAAACGAGGGCACAAGCGTCTGGATGAAGAATCTGAGGGCATCGGTACGGCCAGTCATCACCTACGGCTTCTTCCTGCTTCTGGTGGGCATTGACTGTGCCTTGATCTGGCATGGCTTCACCAACAGCGTAAGCTTTGCGGAAATGGCAAACCAACTGTGGGATGATGAAACCCAGGCTCTGTTCGCTTCGATTATTGCGTTTCACTTCGGTGGCAGGGCGTTCGGCAAATGAAGCTCAGCCCAGAGGCCATCAAGGTCATCTGCCACCACGAGGGCATTCGATACAAGCCGTATCGGTGCCCAGCCCTGCTTTGGACAATAGGAGTTGGACATGTACTTTACCCAGACCAAGCTAAGATACCAATGGATCAAAGAGGAGCTTACCCGCTTCGGCCAGAAGATAGCCGGGTTTTTTCAAAGGAAGAAGTAGATGGGATTCTCAGAAGCGATCTTGCAAGGTTTGAGCGTGGAGTGGCTCAGTTCTGCCCCGTTCCCCTTACACAAGGTATGTATGATAGCCTTGTTAGCTTTAGTTTCAATGTCGGTCTTGGAACACTCCAGCGTTCAACGCTTCGTCAAAAGCTGCTTCGGGGCGATAAAGCGGGTGCTGCGGAAGAACTATTGAAGTATTGCATGGCTGGTGGGAAAATACTCAAAGGGCTGCAAAACCGTCGGATTGACGAACGAGCCATGTTCTTGTCATAGGAATCGAAATGCCCTTACAGAAACTTGCATTCAGGCCGGGAACCAACCGAGAAAGCACCAACTACGG